GCTCCTTGTCTGCTTCAGCATCAGAATCAATATCGTCAATCTGAGACTGCAAGTTGTCAATTAGAAGCAAGAGCGCCTTTTGCCACCTGGCCCAATTTCTGGACTCCAACAAAATTTTTCGTTGTTGCGCAGAAATTTTATTCTTTACATCCTCTGACACGAGGCGCGCAAATGCATCGTCGTTTAGCAATGAACTCATAAATAAATTACTTTCTACTCCATGCTGGACAAATTGATTTGTAAGAACAATAATCGCACAGTTTTGATTTTATTGGTTCAAAAGAACCGCTCACACAGCGTTCATCAATTTTCTCTTTGATTCCAACAACCCTGTCAACCGTGTTTTTAAGCGACTCATCCGTTACCTGTTCAGTGAATTTGACACCATCTTTTAGGTATAGCAATTCAAGTTGCGATGCCTTGAACAAAGAAGTCAGATTCATTAGGGCAGCGTAAATTCGCAACTGTTCAAACTTTCCAGAAACCCAATTCTTATTTGGCGTTCTGCCAGTTTTATAATCAGAAATCACCAAGCCGCCATCAGCGTCGTTGCTAAATCTGTCAATGAAGCCTTTCAGCGTTACGCCACCGAGAGAGTCGTTCAGTTCGTGCTCAATCCCAGCAGGAACGACTTTTGATGGGTCTTCAATAAGCCACAAATTCTCAATGCAAAACCATGATTGCCAGCGAATCTTTTTTATTTCGTCAGCACGACGAACGACAACTGCAATCTTGTCGCCCCACTCCTTGTTCCAACACTCAGCGGCTAAATACCTAGCGGCTTGAAGCGTTCTGTCAGCAGGTGGCAATTTGTAGAACAACTCCAAAACATCATGAACAAAATTGCCCATCAATGCTTCTTTTCCAGATTCATCTGGAATGTTGTCTATCTTCCCGTACTTGAACTTCAACGGACATTGTTCAAATGTCGCCAAAGAGGAAGGAGAAAGATGCGGTGGTGGTTTTAGGTCTTTATTTTCCAGATTCAACTACTTCGCCCTTCAATTTGATTTGGGCTAATTTTGTGTAGAGGAAGTCAAGAATTTCTTGTGTTGCATCTTTTGCACTGGTTGGCTTCGGCTTGTCGCCATACTCCTGCTTCCAGTATTCGCCAAGCCTGTCACGCTCATCTTTCGTCAACTTCTTGGAAGCATCCTTGAAGTCTTCCCATCGTTGCTCGTGTTCTGAGAGCGGAACATTTGATGCGTCAATTACTTGCTCAATCTCAATTGCATCTTCACTACGAGCAAGGTAAAGACCAACGCCGAGCGTTTGTGCTGCTTTCTTGAGAGCGTCAGATATTGCGCCCTTGAATTCATCGCCAAGGTCAACAATTTGGCCTTGCTTGGTGCGCTTGATTTTCTGTCCACCAAATCCATCGCGAGTAACGATGTTGAAGTCTTCTCCCACCGTCGGAATCCACTCAAGGCGAACATGAGCAACAACGAAATCTGGGTCTGATGCGTCGCGTTCACAACGAACAATCTTGAATGACCATTTGTCCACGCCAAGCACTTTGTTTAAACGAGTAATCACTTCGCTGACTGGAATGTATGTGAGAGCGGTTCCACCCTTGTTGAGAATCTTTTCCATTTCCCGTGGGAATGGTTCTGTGAGTTGTGGGTAAATGTCGTTCATTACTTTGCCTCTCTAATGATGATGCTGGTTTTGTAATCGCCCTGTTCGCAGTACGAGTCAGGGTTAACTCCAATTTCGCCGAGTTTCCCAACTCGCCAATAAGAAACTGCTGCATAGTCAAGCAACTTGACGACCATGTCCTGTGCGCTCATGACAACTTCACCAGTATCCATGTCAACCGACATTTCCGAAAGTCGCTCAGCAACGCGAGTCGCGAGTTCAGGGTGACGCCACTTCTTTCTGTCAGCGGCTGTCTTCTTTTCAATTGTGATTCCGCTTGCGGTCTCAATCATTCCGCTAGAACCCATGAGGTTTCCAACACCGTGCGCAAACGAATCGTAGATAACAGAAAGTTCACGCTTTGCAAAGTTCAATTTTGCAAGACCCTCTGCCGCTTCGTCAATGTCTGGGTTTGAGTCAATGTACTCAGTGAGTTCTTTGTTTAAGTTGGATAATGCCGAAGCAAAATCCTCCAGTGATTTGATAGTCATATATGTCCTCGCTTAAGGTATTAGTAATAATTACCTAGACGACGATACTGACTCTTTTCCTCTGCGGCAACCCCAATCCTGTCAAATGTGTAAATGCTCCCACGGCGGAGTCAACTTGGTCGTCGTGGTTGGTGGATTCTGGGAATGAGGACAATTCGTCCATCCAGTCGCTTAGCCATGCTCCACGCACAACCCTGACATTTCCGTTAGCAACGGCTGCTGCAAAAGGTCTAGCCCTAGTCACCTTGTCGCCTGTGGAGCGAACCGCACCGAAGTCGTAGCCTGGAACCACATATCTGGCGTACTGGTCCATGAGGGCTTTGCCAGATGAGCCTGGCTCCTGCTCCATTCGGATTGGCACTAATTTCCCATCCTCATAGGCGGTCTGAGCAATGAACTGCTCAACCTTTTCGTTTTTGACACGGGCTTTCTTGACATCAAGGATGTATGCAATTCCTTGGTCAAACATCATCAATGTTCCGACCGTCCAGTCTGGGTCTGGCGTGGCGGCATTTGGCTCTGTTGCTGCAAGGTCCCAGAATCTCACGACTCTTGCCGAAGATGTGATTGGCGGTATTTCTTCATTATCAATAATAACTATTGATGTTCGCTCAAACATGCTTCCGAGGGTCGTTGACCACCAGTCACCCTCTTCAAGACGGCGTCGTTCAACAGGGTCAAGGGCTGATAGAGCCTGACGGTATGAAATAGCGTCAATTCCAGGGTTGTCGGTCAGTCGCGACGGAACAAAGATTCGCCCTTTTTCTTGTCCCTCAACAATAAATCTTTGACGCACCCAGTTTGGGGCAGGGTTAGATGCGCACCTCATTCGCAGTGGAACCTCGGATAATGGGCCACTGTTCGGGCGGCGGAGACGGGAGAACATGTACCTGTAGTCGTTTTCTCGTATTTCCGTAACCTCATCCATTCCGATGAATTGGAACTCGGAGCCCTTGTAACGGAGATAGTCGCCAGTGTTATTCAGATAACCAAACGAAATTCTGGCTCCAGAAGGGAAGGTCGCGACGAAACTGTTGTTATTCCAGTGGATGTCGTCGTGTGGACTCACCCATGTCTTAAAGCGGTCCATGAGCGCTCCAGGGAGCGATAAGTCAGCGAATGTGCGACGGAAGAGAATCGCAGAATAATTAGGAACATCTACATACTGGAGTGCAGACATGAGAAGAGCAGATGACTTTCCACCACCAGCGGCACCACCAAACAGTGCCTCAAGTGAGTAAGTTCTTAGAAAAACTCGTTGATTTATTGACGGAGCCTCTGGTACATAGAGGGGCTCCTTCGGCTGCAAATACTCTAAAACTTTCGCCCAATTAGTCACATTCGTCTCCAACAAGTTCTATCGTATGTCACAATTGTGCGCTAGGTTGTACACGATGAAAAAAATATTCAAGGCAATTGGTTCAAAGTTCACTAGACCAACCTTCGCGAATTTACTGATGGCATCATTTATACTATTTACAGCGATTGGAGGATTTCTCATAGCACCACCAATCGGATTCCTGGTAGCAGGTTTGACATGCGGCATATTCGGATACATATTGGGCGCTGAGTAAGAATTATGGCGTGGAACTCATCAACATCTAATAAGGGCGCGTCCGCGCCCAGTGGCAAGGCTCTAGGTCCTGGCGCACCCATAGCAATGAATCCTGGCCTTGCTGGCAAGGCTTACCACGACATGTGGGACATTGAGCGTGCATACCGCGAGGGCATGCAGAAGGTCACTTGGGTTTCAAGGTGTATTGACGCTATTGCTGGAAACCAAGCGCGACTCCCAATCATTTTGCGAAAAGACAATTCTAGGGACGGTGAAATCCTCACGGGTCGCCGTGCGCTTCGCTCTCCACTTTTGGAAATTTTGAATACAAAGTCAAACATTGGTGAAAACTCTTTTATTTTCCGATACAGACTTTCTTCGCAATTAATGCTCAGTACGCGCGGTGCATTTATTGAAAAAGTAAGAGGACGCGACGGGCGAATTATTGGACTCAACCTGCTTCCGCCACAGCACACATCGCCAATTCCAGACCCACGCCGATTCGTTTCTGGCTACGAAGTAACGATGCCTCAAGGCGACAAGATAATCCTCAAGCCAGAAGATGTATGTTGGGTTCGTCGCCCGCACCCGCTTGACCCATACTTGTCACTGACGCCAATGGAATCTGCTGGTGTAGCAATTGAGATTGAGAACTTGGCAAAAGTTTACAATAGGAACTATCTCTTGAATGATGGTCGTCCTGGCGGAATCCTTGTCGTTAAGGGCGAAATTGACGATGATGATAAAGATGAATTGCGCAATAGATTCAGAGGCAACCTGACAAGAGTCGGCTCAACGACGGTTATTTCCGCGGACGATGGTGTTGACTATGTTGATACATCAGCAAATCCACGAGATGCCGCTTATGTTCAAATGCGACAAATCCAAAAAGAAGAAATTCTTGCAGCGTTTGGTGTTCCAGAGTCAGTAATTGGAAACGCCTCTGGCAGAACCTTTAGCAACGCAGCAG